TCAGTGGCGCTGTTCTCGTTGAAGCAGGAAGCTCCCGCCTCTATAGGCGGGAGTACGTTCACTGTATTCCCACACATCATCAGTACTCCAATCAATAATAGGATGCAAAAATTGAGTCTTTTTATGTTTGTTGCATGGCTCAAGCATATTCCGTTTTGATCTTTTTACACTTTCCGCCCGCCGCACACCAGTGACTTTTATACTTCTTCCGTTACCACCTTTTTCTTTATATACTGCACAGCAAAACCTTGCGATACGGGTAGGCATGATACCATTATTACCGCAAAGTTGCCACATAGGCATTTCCGGTTTTTCAAAAATTACATCATGCTTGTGGTATTGGTATATAAATTGTACTAATTCAGGGGGATCAACCGTCGTAACATTGTAATGGGCATCATATTTTACACCCGCCCTTTGCACTAAATCCAATATCACGCAACTGTCTTTGCCGCCGGAAAAAGCTACATAATAACCGTCGTCCGGCTTATGCAATTTGATCCTTGTAATGGCTTGTGCCACTTTATCTATCCTTCCAAACAGTGTGTTTTCAATTAACATTTAGTCACCCTCCTTAATTACGTCACTGGTGAATGACATCATCCTCCCGTAACGTCTTCAATAGCTCCGTGGCTTTTTTCAGCCGTTTCAGGATTATGTCTGCATTCGCTACCGCCTGTCCTCTTGTCTTAAAGCAATTACCCATAGCCACTTTCAATTGGCTCTCAATCGTTCCGAACGATCCGAAAAAACAAGTTCTGTAAACGCTTCCGTCCGTATCCACGTAGTAGTATGCTTGACCACCATATGGAATGAAGGGCTTTCTCATATCTTGAGCCGCCCTTTCTATAGCAAGCTTGATGCCGATTTCCGGATTAAAAGCATCGTCTGGATGGCACTTCGCCACGCCAATGTAGCTCGTCTTGTTGTCGGCGACGAATGTGACCTTGATTTTCCCGTTTGCGGACCACTTTATCGAGTTGGCCGTGTTCATCGGGAGTCCGTATTTTCCCGCTTCTCCCATGAAAATTTTGTTTATATAGTCCTGAAAAGCAGGGCTGTCTTTCTGCGTGATGTCGAATTTCGGCGGCCGTTCGGATGGCTTCCGCCAACTTTCAAATGTTCCAACGTCGTTAATTTCATTCATATTTCCGAATACTCGGCATGGCATACAACACGCATCTTTTACAGCACATTTGTTACACGTTTTAAAGCTTGTATTGCAATATTTTTTCAAGGTGTTTACGGCCATCTTGGCCATCTTGTCATCGATCATGTCATTTTCCTCCTTGATTCCGTTTCAAAACCCGCGTCCGTGGCGAGCGTCGAAGCCTGGGCTTATGTCCATAGCATGGGATGCCTTTCGGTTTACATTCCCGGTCATCGGCACAGACCGGGGCCAGGTTCCCAGCCGGTGTCACCACATAGTGGATGCGGCGCCCAGCCAGGTTCCGATGGCAGTAGTAGCATCTGCCCATGGCGGCCTCTTATTTCCCGTTTACTAAATCTTTGAGCTGTTTTCCCGCTTTGAAAGCCGGGGTCTTGGATGCTTCGATCTGAATCGGTTCGTTGTTGCGCGGGTTGCGGCCTTCACGAGCTTTACGCTGACGGACTTCAAACGTGCCGAAGCCGATGAGCTTGATTTTATTGCCCTGGACAAGCTGTTCAGTCACCGTATCGATGAAGGCATTAAGCATATTTCTAGCATCTAATTTCGTGCAGCATGCCTTTTCTGCGATTTCATCGATGAGTTCGTACTTGGTCATTTCTTTTGCCATTGTCTTTTCTCCTTTGAATCGTTAATCATTTTTTGACTTCTTTCTAAGTTTGGGATGTAATTCGTTGAGTTTGTCGTCAGGCATGGGGATGACTTTGATTTCTGCGCGCGGCCATTCCGGGTCGACGCCTGCGATGCAGCTGTAGGCCACATCGGCAATGTACCCATCATCTTCGATGATGCCGGCTTTCTCCAGAATGTCGGCCGTCGCTTGGACCAGCCCGAACAGGTCAGGCCAGCCCTTGCGGTTCGGCATGTAATATTCGACGTTCATCCGGGCCGCACAATCAATCGCACGGAAGCCGCGTGGCTTCTGTTTCAGGAGCTGCCAGATGGCGGCTTCCTCATACTGCCGGTACTGCTTCGACTGGATGAGCCCGCGCCGCGTTTTTTGCATCGAGTTCTTCTTCGTGATGGGTCGCCCGTCAATCGTGAATCGGTACGTCATTGTATCAAGCGGCCTCCTTACTGATTGACTCTTTTTTTCAAGAGTGCGCCAGCTTTAAAGGCCGGCACTTTGCTGTCTGCGATTTCGATAAGTTCACCCGTGCGCGGGTTGGTGCCTGTACGGGCTTTGCGTTCACGGACTTCGAAGGTACCAAAGCCGATGAACTTTACCTTGTTGCCGGCGATCAGTTCGTCGGCGATGGTGGCCAGGGTCGCTTCGAGGATGGCTTCCGTCGCTTTTTTCGTCTTGCCTGTGCGTGCTGCTACTTTTTCGATGAGTGTGCTTTTGCTGATATCCATGGTGTTGTCTCCTTTTTACTAAAAAAATTGTTGAAATTTACTAAATCGTACGGGAATTTATGAAATCAGAACGGGATTTCTTCGTTCGGATCATCGTTTCCCATGTCGCTGAAGGACTGGCCTGCCGGAGCCGGCTTGTAATTCGTCTTGACGGCCCTGGCCACAAAGGCTGCTGTGACTTCATAGCCGTAGTGCTTCTGGCCGTCCTTTTCGTAGGAATAGTTGCGGATGTGGCCCTGTACATTGACGCGGTCGCCTTTCATATAGTTCTGGGCATCCGCCGAGAGCGGCGGCCAGACCGTGACAGGGATGTATTCCGTCAATTCTTTGGCCTGTCCGTCTGCCCCGCGGCTCATGCGGGATGCTGCGACGGTCATGCGGACTAAGGTCTTGCCGCTTTTCGTGGTGCTGACGATGGGGTCCCGGGCAAGGTTGCCGAGGAGAAATATTTCGTTCATTCGTGAGCCTCCTTTCTATGCAATGAGCCATTGCATGGCTGCGTGAAATGTATCAAACGTTTCGGTCGTAAATTTTCCGATACGGTTGTCTGCAGCATAGTATTTTTCGCCGTCGAAGGCCAGGTATTGGACCCATGGGACGAACTGCTTCATCTTTTCCTGCCGTGTCTTCAGGGCGCAGAGTTCGGCGTAGGTCACCAGTTCCACCGCCCGCAGGCGATCTTTGTAGGCGTCCATGGTATGCCGCAAAATAATCAGGTTGTTCAGCATGCTTCCGCGCCTCCTGCCCAGCTGATCAGAATCACTTTGTCATTCTCTGCCGTCTTCATGCCCCAGCTGTCGACCATGCGGCAGATTTCCCGATCCACCTGCGGGTCGCCGGTCCGGTCGATGCAGGCGTAGCTCTTATTTTCCCGGCAGGCGCGGTCTATGACGCTGCGGATGCGTTCCATACTCATATCAATCATTTTCTCGTTCCAGTCTCCTTTTCTTTCGTTCGTGAATCACCAAAAATCATATCTATCTGCCATTGTGAGGCGTTTTTATTGTCCGCACGATAAATTATCGTCGTGAATATTCGCATCGCTTATTTCGGCTTATACTGAAATTTATGCTTCTTTATCCTTTTCGAGTTCCGTAATCAGACGGTCTAAGTACCAGGCCGCTTTCTTGAAATCTTCAATTTCACTGCCCTTGAATTCGGACCTGGTTATGTACTTTAATACATTCCCTTTTAAAAATCCTAAAAACCATGGCCGCGGCATCTTAGCTTTCAGAATGTCAATCGTTTCGATGCCGCCATGGCAGTAATGCTGTGGGTGGTTCACGGCGTCGTTTGTCTTGCTCATCTTTTCGCCTTCTTCGTACTTTGTGCATTCATCAAATAACTTATCTGCTGTTTCGTAGCAAAACCCCCAGACAGCACAATCGTCTTTATTGCAGTCACACATTTCTTTTCCTTTACAATAGGAAATGAGCGTATTAACTGCCTGTCTTGCTTCTTTACCTGTAATCATGCTTATTCTCCTTTACTGGCTCTTCATTTTTGGTGTGTAGTTTGTAAATCATGTCTACCTCCTATAAATCGTCCGGCGTGCCGACCTGAATGACGATGCATTTCGTCCATGGCCGCGTTTCAATCCATCTGTCGGTGCGTTCGTTGTATTCTGTCTGACTGAGGCTTTCCCATTCGTCAAGATAGGGGCATTCGCTGTCCAGAAGGTCGTCCGGCTCGTTTTTCGCTTCGTCGTGTTCCCAGACCTTTGTCTGGCCGCTCCATAATTCCGTGATGTATGCGCCGCGCATTTCGCCGAACCATGTGTTGTAGCCATCGTCGGCCACAACTTCGCTGTCGACTTCGGCGAAAATCGGCAGCTCCGGATTTTTCGTGATGAGCGCGGCGACCTTGGAGGCCCGTGCCCGGTATGCTTTTGTATAGCCTGTCATGTTTCATCCCTCCTATTCGTACATGGTCTTGCTTGGCCAGAGCGGCAGGCCGTCGTCCCGGTAGACTTTGCCGTATTTTGCCAGCCAGTCGTCAAGAGCTCCGAACTGCTGGGCGCAGGATTTGTGCAGCATGGCCATGAATTCGATGACCTTGACCCGGCCTTCGAGGATTGCCCACATATCGTCCTTTACGTAGCGCTGCAAGTCGTTCAGACGTTTCTTGCCGAAGCCTAAATACTTCGTCAGGATCAGCATGGTCACCTTGTAGCCGACTTCGGCCGCTTCGTTGAAGCCTTTACGCTGCTGCGCGTTCTGCACCGGGCTTTTGCCAAGCAGGCGGCGGTAGGTGTCGTCCGTGTCGAGGGTCTTGCTGATACGCTGCATGTAGTCGCGGTACAGGGTTTCATCGAGGCCGCGTTTGCCGACGGCGTCGTCGACTTCGGCCTGGGTCAGCGCCCATTCTTTATTCACGACCTTTTCGAATTGGTCCATGATGTAAAGGAAGCGTGTCCGCCCGAATCCGTAATGATCATGCAAATTTTTGTAGAAGAGTACCAGCGTAATGACAGCCCCGACGTTTTCCGGCCGGTGCTTCGTCTGGCTGAGTTCCTTTTGACGGATGAAGTCGAAATTAATGGCTGCCATGGCTGACACCTCCCTGGGCCTTTGCGGCCATATACAGGCCGTAGCTGATGCCGCGGCGTCTTGCTTCCGCGATGTCTTCGCCGAGGTGGCTGATGGGCTTCTTCTTGCGGCCCTTCCTGGTTTTATCCCCGATGAGATGCGGAGTGCCCGACCGCGTGCTGGTGAAGCCGTTCCGCATGCGCCATTTTACAGTAAGCGCGAACAAGGTAGTACCGCATTGCTTCCCGCATACGGTCTTGCTCCGGTATATCTTGCGCGGGATTTCTTTCCCGCATACCAGGCAGTGGTCGTGGAAAGGTTCGCCGTCCTTGATGTGCTTTATGTAATTCTCAAGGACGCGGGCCCGGCATTCATCGCAATAATGTGTCCCGCTCTGCCGCGGGATAAAGAGCTTGCCGCAAAGGCGGCAGGCCTTCGGTTTATGCACCTTTTTTTCTGTCATCGTCATAGCCTCCTAGTAAAATTTATCGCTGTACTGCATATTCAATGATGCAGCCTGTCATCTTATCCATGCGCAGCTGTACGTGTGTCTTTTCATCGAGCCGGCCGCGGCCGGGCGTAGCGTAGTAGGACAGGATGCAGTAGTTCGTCCGGATCAGCTCGTCGCTGATATCCGGGAAGGCCCTTCTGGCGAATGCCCGGACCTTGTCGGAAATAGGTGTAACCCAATTCCCTTTCCGGACGCGGTCCATGGCCATGCGTACGGCATCCATGTCTTCGCCTTTGACGCGCCCGCCCTGTCCGAGGAAGACGCGGTCCATGGCCTGCGCCGTGGTCCGCTCGATGTCGGCGATGATGCGGGCCATGAGGTTGTCAGCCGTCGTATCCTCAGCACTCACGGCCCGCTCCACAGCATCGGCCAGGCGCTGCTCATCGTAGCTCCCGTATTTCTCCTGGATCGTCTCCAGCACGGCTTCCGCATCCACACCGTCCGTACCTTCCAGCAGGCCTTTCATGAAGTCTCTGGCATCAGCTGAAATCATCGTGATGACCTCCCGGCAGTGCGGCTCTGGTCACGCTGGCCGCCAATTCCCGCTTGATGCGCGGGTTGATGGGAACGCCGGCCTGGCTGAAATCACGGACGTCTTTCCGCTTCCGGCAGCCCGCTTCGTAGGCCTTGCGGAACTGGGCCCGCAAGATAGCCGTGTCGTCTGTGGGCGTCATGCAGATTTCCTTCCAGCCGAGATGATCCACCACGTCGGCCAGGACCGGGTCGTCGGAAAAGTCCGGTCGGCCCGTGTAGCCGACAGCGGCGATAGCCTTCTGGACCCGTCCCCAAGCCGTGGCGGCGCTGTTTTCGTCATGAGTCCCTTCGGCAAGGGCTACCGCCTGCTCGGCTGCTTCTCTGATTTCCGCAATAGACGGGAGTTTATAACAATGATTGATGCAATACATCACGCTGGCCTGTAAGGCCGCAATGGGTATGTCTTTCAATGCTTCTACATAAAATTCAAGCCGTTCGTCCGGCATGTCATTTTGATATGCCAGTTGCAAAAGACCAATCGAGCGCAGGGTCTGTTTCTTCGTCGTCATTTTCTTCTCCTTCCTCCTGTTCGTATTTCGCCATCAGCCGGTTGACGGATTCAATGGCATGCTGTTTGCCGTTTTGCTGGTTGCCGCCCTGCCGTGCAGGTTTTCCTTCCCATGGCTTGGCAGCTCCGGTTGCTTTCCATCGTCTCAGGATGGCCATAATGTACTTAATGGACCGCGCGTTGTTCATGGCAGCCTCCCTGATGGCCTCGATGAGCCACTCGCTCCCGCAGTCCTGGTAGAGGTCGACCAGTTCATCGCGTTCAATCGGCCCCGAGACGGGATGGATATTTTTCTGGTACACATCCACAACTTCCCGGAAGCCAGGGTCCCCTATAGCTGCAGCTGCTATATTAATATCTCTGTCTTTGTCTCTGTCTTTAGTCTTATGTATAGGCTCACATTGTGTACCAGATTGTGTACCAGATTGTGTTCCAGATTGTGTTCCATTTTGGAATACAACCGTTTGCGTACCAGATTGTGTACCAGATTGTGTTCCAGATTGTGTTCCATTTTGGAATACAAATGGGATAATTTCATATACACATGACTGGTTTCCTGCCCTGGTATGAAATCGAATCAGGCCAGCTTCTTGTAAAATCTTTCGGCTCCTGATGATTGTTTGCCGGCTCAATGTTGTACTTGCTTCAAGCAATGACATAGCCACGTTAAACTCTTTTTTCCATCCAAGGCGATTACACCAATGCATCAACGCGAACCATAAGAGCTTTGCAGACGCGGGAATCGGATTTACTAATGCCCAATTTTGGAAAGCGTTTATTTGATCTATATATTTTAATTTCAATCTTTCCATGGCAATCCTTTCAGGAAGGAGCCGGGCGGCCGAAGCCGCCGCAGCCTTCCAACTTATTTATCCCCTTTGAAGTTCGGGCTGAACATGTCGTCTTCCGGTGCCTGCGGCGTTTCCGCTGTCGTCCCCTTGACTTCTCCCGTTGCTGGGTCTACATTGTCCGGTACCGGTTCGGCTTCGATGTCCGTGTAATCCGTTTCGTCCGGAACGTCTGTCATATTTTCGCTGATGGTCGACTTGATGGTTTCATCAGCAGCCACTCCGCGTTTGAATTCCGTCGACATCGGGGCGTACTTAAGGGCCTTCTTGATGACGGTCTTCTTGGCCATTTCGTCGAAGTTCGTCTTCCAGGGCGAAAAGCCCTTGCCGTAGGACTGGCTGTACTTCCGGGCGTGGGCCTCCACGTCTTCCGGCGTCATGACTTCAAAGCCATAGTTTTTCCCGCCGTCATCTTTCCAGACGCCATAATAAGCAATGATTTTGCCGCGGTCCTTGAAAACAGGCTTATGGATCAGCTGGGGGTTCAGCCCATATACTACATAAAACTCATCATTTTCATGGACTTCATGGGCCTGGATAAAAATCCCGTTACGGTGCGCCAGGGAAATCAGCCCTTTATATCCCACCTGGAACTGGCATTCGAGCGTCCCATGGTTTCGGAAGGGGATCAGATAGGCTTCCCCGAGCGGCGTGTTCGGTTCAAGGCCGAGCTGTGCCGCCTGCATCATGGCCCCTAAGAAACTGCCCTGCGTACACTGCTGGAGCTGCGGGTTCGTCGAAAGTGCCGTGAAAACCATTCGCGTGAAGCGGTCCGCCGTCAGTACCGACGGCAGGGCCTTCTTGATTTCCGGTAGCATCACCTTGATGAGTCTCTTTAACCCGGTATCCTGCTGCTGTGCTTTCTGCATCTGCGCAGTTTTCTTTGCTAAACCACCATTTACATTCATGATTGAATCCTCCTTTTCAATTCGTGTCCTATTTAATGCTGAAGCGGCGATCCGGCTGACTTACTGTGATGAAGCCCTTGGCTTTCAATGTGTTGTACAACCCGGCGTCTGCCTTCTTGAGTTTGGCCAGGGAAAGCGATTCTCTGGCACTGGAAGGCTTCCATGTTACTTTGTAATCGCCGCATAAACCGACTTCGTTGTCGCCGAGCATGGCCTTCAGTTCATTTTCATACTTGGCAATTTTGCCTTTGAGGTCCTTGATTTCCTGTTTCCCATTCAGGACGGCTTCAATAAGATCATTCGCGTCATCCGGCAAATCAATTTCTGTGCCGCTTTCGCCGGGATACCGCTGGAAGAGCGATTCGCTGCAGACCTTCGAGCCGTCAATCTCAATCGGCGGGGCCGTGTGGGTCTGCACGAGGCTCCAGAATTCCCGTTCCGCAGAAATCAGTTCCTGTATATCCTGCTCGTTCCGTTCGACCACCTTATAGATGGGGTCGTTCCCACCGATGAGGACCGCGATATACCAGCGGTCGGCACCGGTCACGGCCATATAGTGAAGGCATTGGCAGTAATAGGCGTCCGGGATTTCGTCGCCCTGCCATTTCTTATACTGGCTGACGCCGGCAGTCTTGATTTCGAGGCCTGCATTCTCCCCGACGACTTCCCGGTCTACATTGGCCAGCATGAAGGGAAAGCTGCGGTTCTGTAGCGTCCCCAGTTTTCGGACCTTCTTCCCCGTTTCTTCCTGGAACCAGTCGGCGATATTCGGTTCATTCTTATGCCCCCAGTAGATGTACTGATTGCCCGACAGATCCGGCGGAACGGCCTGCCCGGTCTTTTCCATCCAAAGCTGATACGGGGATTTATATGAGCTGTATCCAAGGATGATGGCGGCATCACTGCCCCCGATACCCATGTCGCGGGTCTTGAGCCATTTATCATGGTCCTTTTCGGCCTCCCGGACCGACAGGATCAAATCACAGTTGCGATAAGCCATATAGTTTTTCTCTCCTTTTTCTGTTATAATGGGACTGAATTGTTTTGTCATGTGGCCGTTGTCTGGTAGCTCAGGCAGCGGCCATTTTTAGTAGCGGATGACGATTTTCTGCCCCGGCGTCAGTGTACAATCATCATCCAAATCATTGTTGATTTGGAGTTGGTACACGATTTCACGGACGTCGATACCCTGTTCATCGGCCACCGGGCGGGCAATATCCCAGACCGTTTCGCCTGGTTCGACGATGTGAATCCGGGCCGTTTCCGCGGAAATGGTTTCCGCTTTCGCCCAGGGGGGCACACTGCCGAGGTACAGCCCGATACCAAAGGCCATGGCGATAGCCAGCCCTGTTCGGATGATCCGGAACCGCGGCTTACGCTTTGGCCTGGTCAACCCATGTTCGTAAATCTTCACGGTCTTCATTCGACTTTCTCCTTTCTTCGTATTCAAATTGGCTCATATTCGCCGACAGCTGGCTGATGAAGGTCCGGCACCGCTCCAGTTCTTGCTGGGTCCGTGCCAGCTCATCCTTGAGTCGTCTCCATTCAAAGGGGCTGTGCGTCCAATCCTTCGAATCGATGCCTTCTAGATCTAACACGGCTTTCATGCTGTATCTGACCCCTGGGAGCTTGAGCCGCTTCAGCAGGCCGTCCTGCTCCATCTTGGTGATGGCGGTCCGGCTCAAATTCCAGCGCTCCATGAGCTCGTTCATCGATATAACCGGCTTCATATGATTCCCTCCTTTCGCCTTATCCATCAGTCATGCTATGATTAGCATGAAGGGAGGTAAGTATAATGAGTACAAACATTAATGGTTTCGATGAGTTGATAGATTCATTAAAGAGTCTAGAAAAGAATGTCCATAATCTTGAAGGTACCCACACAATCAGCTTTGATAAGTTGTTTACAAAAATTTTTATGGAAAAGCATACTGATTGTTCTTCTTTTGATGAATTCTTAAAAGCCGGAAACTTTGTAGTAGATTCACAAGAAGATTTCGAAGCTATTCCTGATGACGTATGGGACCATATACGTCATTGTTACCTCCTAAGCTCTTTTCTTACCTGTTCCATGAATGGGCAGTTTTTCTTGCGTCCTTTGATGTGCTGCACAATTGGCTCATTGGGAAGCAGCGTACATGTCCGGTAGTTGCGAGTTTTGGCGCCGCCCCGGCTGCCGACTTTGCTAGTAAAATGGCACGCCTTGCAGGTTTCCTGTGCCCAACCAATTTCAACTTTAGGGCAGAATCCCAGGCCACCTTTGCCCCATGGAAGCCTTTTTGGGTTGTCCTTCATGTAGCACTTTTCGGCGAATGGGCAGGTGCCGCAGTTCGTGTTTATCATTGTCTGATTCCTCCTTTTGCGGTACAATGGAGGCGGAATTTTATTGGGAAATATAGTTCCGCCGGCCTGCCGTTGGTTGCCTCCAACAGCAGGCTATTTATATTTCTCCTTCAAAACAGTAGAGGTATTTATCCCCATGAAATAACCGTACTTCCTTACGTAACTTACATGGAGCATCATCTAAAACGGAATCTCCTTCGGCAATCAAAGAAATTGAAGTAATTCCATTCAGTTCATCGAGTTCACTCATGTCCATGTCCTTTACTAGTTGAATAATTTTTTCTCTTCTACATTGTCGGAATTTTTCTTTCTTATTCATGCTCCCGCCTCCTTAGTGTCCCGCTTCCTGGTCGTCCCGTTCAATCACGGGAAGAACCCCATGCTTCTTGAGGAGCTGATACAGGAATAGGCGTCCTTTCTGTGTCCATTCGGTCTGCATTTTACAGTCCGGGCGGCCGTCGCTGTGCTTGAAGTCGAAGGTCTTGCTGTGGGTATAGCCTTTAGCCTGGTACTTGGCGTACAGGAACCATTGTGACCCCATCCGGTAGATGACCCGGAGTTCGTGGAGTTTCTGGTTCAGTGCCTTGGCGCTCATCCCATAGTCTTTTGCAATGGCCGTAGTCGGCACGGTCCCTTTGCTGGAAAGGATGCGGTCAGTATAATCGGCTTTCGGCTTCAGCTCTCCGATGAGCTGCTTGGCACTGGCGGCTTCCAGCTCGGCGTTCTTCCGGGCCTCCCGTTCAGCTTTCAGCTCCGTAGCCAGCTTAATTAGTGTGTCCGGATTCAGCAGCACTTCTTCCACCTTTTCCGGTGTCAGATACGCGCCGTACTTACGGATAGAAGGAATGACTTCACCGGTAATCCAATGCTTAAACTGTTTAGCCGTCGGAAGCTTTGACCCCATTACTAAGCTGTATAAGCCCGATTCGTTGATGAGGATTCCCTTTGTTCCGTTAACGGTGAACGAATCGTTCACCGTCATGTCTTCGGCATCGACATGATCGCGAATAGCTTTTTGGGGATTTGTATACCCAAGCGCCACTGCTACATCTTTGCCGACGAACCACGGTTCTCCGCCTATCGTTAGCGTCCTTACTTGCCCGAATTCCGGGCTATTGAAAATTTTCAGTTCATTCATGTTTAGTCCCTCCTACTCTCTTCCACCATCCTTTAAACCATGCTATGATAAATATGAAGGACGGTGAATAATTATGGAATCTAACCAACTACGTGCCATATGTGAAACGCTCGCATCACTAACTACCGGAACTAACATTTCAAACATGCTTTCGTCCCTTAATCTTCAGTGCAATTTAGACGAACGTGACACAAAATGGAAGCGTTTATTTAACGCAATTGCACTCAATTGCAATGAAACCAAAAAAAATACTGCTTTAATAAAGATAATTGAGTGGATCATGTCTCCGTCTTTGTATATTGACAAGCAAGAAATATTCAGTGAAGCAAAAGACAGCCTGAACAAGCGATTAAGTTTTATTGGTTTGGAAGTCTTGCCAACCGGCAAAGTTCATCCCCGAACCGTAGCCACCACTCTCGAAGAAGCGAACCAAACGGTAAGTAGGCTGAAAGCCGATTTACAAAAGTTCAACATCCATCCCCAAATTCTTGCTTTTTGCAGACCAGAAATAATAAATGAAGATTTGTTTCATTTAATTTTTGAGGCCTCTAAGTGTTTAATGGAAGAACTAAGGACCTTATCTGGACTAACCACGGATGGAAACACATTAGTAAACCAGTGCTTTGATGGGAACAACCCTCTCATAGTTATGAACAGTCTTTCTTCTAACGATGAAAGGTCAGAGCACAAAGGGCTGCAATCGTTACTAAATGCGATTGTGTACTTATATCGCAATCCCAAAGCACACCATTTAAAACACTTCAGTACTGAAACTTACCAATCAACACTCGAAGCATTAGTAATAATTTCAAGGGCACGGTATGCACTTGAAAATTGTTCCCGGAATAACACGAGATAA